AAACGAGCGCGGAAAACCCCGCCAAAATAACACCCCCGAAAATTCAACCGACAGAACCCGCCCCGGCGGAGCAAGGAGTATGCGCATGAAGGTATCTGACAAGGGCATTGCGGCACTGGTCGCACATGAAGGCGTTGTCCCCGCGCCGTATCTGGACAGCGTAGGCGTCTGGACCGTTGGGGTAGGCCACACAGCGGCTGCTGGCGCGCCTATCCCTGCCAATATGGAGCGAGGGGTGCCGGATGATCTGGACACAGCCCTGCGGGACGTTTTCGAGGTCTTCGCGCGCGATCTGGAACGCTATGCCGCCGATGTTCTGCGTGCGGTGAAGGTGCCAATGGCGCAACACGAATTTGACGCGGCTGTGTCATTTCATTTCAACACCGGCGCTATCGGACGGGCATCGTGGGTGAAGCAATGGAACGCAGGCAACAAAACCGCCGCAACCAAGGCCATTATGAATTGGTCCAAGCCGAAAGAGATTATCCCGCGCCGCCGTGATGAGCGGGATCTATTCGCGCACGGTCAATACCCGAAGGGCCGCGCAACCGTCTGGAGCGTGAGCAGTTCGGGCCGCGTAATCTGGAAGCCGCTGCGCACGTTATCGCCGGATGATGTTTTGCGTCTTATGCAGCGGACGCCAGAGCCAGCGCCGACACCGGTCACGCCCAAGCCCGCGACGGGCAGTTTTTGGGGTGCCCTTTTCGCGGCAATCAACGCAATCTTTGGAGGCAAGAAATGAGAATGTACGCACCAATCGCACGCATCCTGATCCGATACGCCGTTGGCCTTGTGATCGGCATGGACGCTGCTGAAACTCTAGCGGGAGATCCTGACCTTGTGACCGTTGTTGCCATGGGTATCGGCGGCGCAACAGAAGTTGTCTACGCTCTGGCAGTCAAGAAAGGCTGGGCGAAATGATGGACCAGATCGAACTGACACCCGCCGTCATTGCCACGCTTGTGGCCTTTGCCATTGTCCAGCTTGGCGACGTTCTGACCACAGTGCGCGCGCTCAAACTGGGGGCGTCTGAAAGTAACCCAGTTGTTGCGTGGATGATGGACAATCTAGGCATGGGATGGGTCATTGCCAAACTGGCGATTGTATCCGGCGCAGCATGGGCGATCCTGTCCGTTGGCGTCCTCTGGCCGCTATGGTTGCTGACAGCGGCCATGGCCTGTGTTGTCCTGCACAACTACCGCATCATCAAAGCGAGGTCTGGCCAATGAATGACCCCATAGGCACGAGCCTGGTCATCGTCGCGGTGGTGCTGGTTGTCGCCATCGTCGGTATCGTCTGGCTGTTCACATGATTGACGCGCTCATAGGCGGGCTGTGGCCCTATATCCTCGCCGCTGGCGGTGTTGTTGTCGCTTTCGTAGGGGCTTACCTGCGCGGGCGCAAGGACGGCACCAGCAAGGCGGAAAATAAGCAGGCGAAAGACTACATCGCCACAAGAAAGGACATGGATGATGCGGACATTCCTACTCATGGCGCTGATGTCGATCGCTGGCTGCGTGAACGCGCCAAGCGGGAACGCGGTTTGTGACGGGACAGCGCAGCTACGGACGGATCATGCGGCGGCTCTTGTCGCGGATGGCGGCGCGCTATCGAAATCAACCGGCGCGGCGCTGATCGGCACCATAGACGCCGGATGCGGTGACTGAACAGAAAGGCCGATGGATTGGCACATTATGACGATAACACCTTGCAACGCTATGAACAAAGGCTTGCGGAACTGGAAGCGCAATGCGTAACGCCGGAAGATCGGGAAGTCGACCAGCTTATCCGCAAGATCGTGCGGTCGGTTCGGATGACGCTCTGGTTGACCAACGGCGCGATGAAGTGGCTTGCGGCTCCCCTTGGCATATTTTGGGGCGTCTATGCTTTTGGCTCAAACTTTGCCGAGTGGTTCAACGGGCTGTTCTTTGGGCCGATGAAATGAGCGGTAAGTCATTGCTCTGGATCGGCTGGGCTACTGCTGTTGTCGTAGTGTTCCAGACCGCGCCGCTGTCCCGCATCGTATACAATCCCCAGGCGGTCGAAATCAGCGATAATCAGGTGGCCATGTACCGCTCATTCCCGCTGGACGCGCTCGGGCTTCCGCGTCCGTGGTTGTCCTATGTCGAGACGGTGCGACCGATCACGGAAGCGCATAACGGCGGGCAGTCATGTACCGACAAGGGCGGGCCATTTGAGTACACACGCGCGGGCGATGTGGGGAAGTGGTCAATCGAGTGGGCATCCGCTTGCACCAGCGATCCGGCGGGCTTCCACTGGTCCGCTAAATGGACGTGGCATATCGGGCGGATGACGCTCGGGCCTGTCTCCTATCAGCAGACTGTTTTGCGATCCGCCGCTACAAGTTGAAAGATACCGGCGACGGGTTCCAGTCGCATTTTACCAAACATGAAAGGCCTGATTTTCCACGGTACCATTTCGCCGCTTGCCTGTGGCGCTCGACTTGCCCGCCCCGTTAATTCGGTGGCGGGCTTTTTTTTGCGTTTGGCATTCAATCGCCTGCGACAAGGATCGTGTCAGGCAATGGCTGATCCATCTGCTGCGATGTTATCGTGGTGTAGCTGTGCTGTCCCGTTACGCCTGCGGTGTGCGTCAAGAACGTGAAGTCAGTCAGTGCAGCACCGTGTTGCTTGGCAACTTCGCTCAGGTGTTTCGCCAGCTCGTCTGGGGCAAGTTTGGTGTCGGTCATGTCTTGGGCGTCTGTCTGTGGGGCTGTCTGTGGTGTGGTCATGGGGTGGGTTCCTTGTTTAGCAGTGCAACAAATTCGGGGATGTATTGAACCGAAGCGGCCCCCACCCCCATGAAGGAAATAGACACAAGAAATGGGATCGTTATATGTTTGCTACCCATCCAGATGTGTAATTGAATTATTCCACCTATAGCGAACAGCAAGACTCCAATCAGGTATATCACCCCAGCGGCTGTATCATCCATCATTCATCTCCTATCTGTGCAGGGCTGGCCTGCGTTTTTTCAATGCCGGCGACGGGTTCCAGTCGCATTTCACTAACTAGGAAAGGCCTGATTTTTTCTACGATACCATTTCCGTGCTTGCCTGTTCGGGAATCAACTGCGCCCGCCATCCGGATCTCGGGTGGCGGGCGCCTTTTTTGCGTTTAACCGCTGTCCTTGACGTCAACACCGCGCCCGCTGACGACACCAATCAACACAGGCGGGTGAATTGTTCCCATTATGGAAAGGCTTACGGCCCCACCTTCATTCAGAACCTTCAGCTCTCTCGGCGTTGGCTCCCACCGGCTCACCATCACCGGATGACCGTCAAGCAATTCATCCTTTATGGCCAGCGCGTGATATTCATCCTGCGATTCAGCGAGAACTCGGGTCGCACCTTTTATTCTAAGCGGTAGCATTTCAATCCTCCGATATTTTCAATATTTCATCTAAAATATCAGGCCACATCACCTCATATTCCCAACGCTGTTTACTGACCCGCCACCAGCGAACCACAAGCAATCCATCCACAATCCCTCGCACATGGCACTTGGGTCCACCTCTTATCGTCGGATGCGCAAACGTGTCTCCAACCTTCATAAAGCCGCTCCTTCAATCCTCCGATATTTACGCTTCACGGCCATTAGCGAGAGCTTGGGCCATCTGGTTGATCGAGGACCGCGAAACCACGCTAATTCTGCGGTAGCTCGAGAGAAGATCCCTTTCGTCACTGGTCAACCCCTCGCGCTGGAAGTCTTCAGGGAAGAACGCCGCAATCGGCTGCCCTAGTGTTGCAGCGATACGGGCCAACATCGAGGCGCTGATCCGGTTTGATCCGCTCTCATACTTCTGGATCTGCTGGAAAGATATGCCGAGCGCTTCAGCCAATACGCTCTGGCTTTTCTTCTTCTGCTTGCGCAGCTCCTTTACCTTCGATCCGACGAATTTATCAATTTCGTGAGCCATTTAATTCCCTTTCTGGTCTTCTGATTTTGGTTGATTTTCGCGCCATTGCGGGTCGTAACCCTTCAGCGCTTCTATTGCAGATCGGCATTGCTCAACGGAGAACATGCCGGAATGCGTTTCGCTTCTCGGGATGTCGAGCTTGAAAGACAGGAAGCTGTAGATGCTGTTCCTTCGCCTGTGCTTATTGCCCTCTACGCCCTTCCACAGCGGGTCCAGAACGCGATGAAGCGCAGATCGTGCTTTTCTTGTCTGCGGTCCGGCCGGATACCCTAAAGGGTTCTCGGTGTTTGGGTGGCAGCCGCAGTATGCACCGCATGGGCATAGCCAGAACGGCTTTGAATATAGATCCTGCCGGTGTGGATATATAACGTCACCTCCCACCAGGCTGGACGCCGCCTCGCCGCACTCAATACAGACAGGGCCGAAGTCTTGTCCATCGTCCACCAGCGGGAAGTCGTCACCCAGATCTTGCTTTGCAGCCCCGCTCATATCTGGCCCACTTTCGGTCCCGTTTCGGTCCCGTTAAGGCCGTTTGAGCCGATCTGAAGTGCGCCCAAAAGCGGAACAAATAATGTATTTTGAAGGAACATAGCGCCATGCGCTGCCCTCCGAAGGCAGAGGTCGCTGGTTCGAATCCAGCTGGGTTCACCATATTTCATTGATACTTCAGCCATTACAGATTTCTCCTCGGTCCCGTTTCGGTGCGGTTTGGCAGTAAATCGGCTCTGGTAAGCATTGCGATTCCGTCATCGTCGACAGTTCCAAACCAAAGCCTGCCAACTTCATCCTCAACCTTCAGCGCCCGACCAGCTGCCTCTTTTGGACCCTTCATTGTTATTGTTGCCGCGCCTTCGTCATCGACTTCGATTTGCCACCCTGCCGGTAAATTCATCTGAACGAATATCTCCCTAGTCACGCGGACCGTTGGTGAAAGCGATTTCCAGAGTGATTGTGTATTTTCCGGTTCTTATTTTCCGGCTCTCGCCTGTCGATAGGTTTTCGCTCTCGATTGTTTCTACATCCTTCCTCTCGGAAACGATGGTGCCTTCGAGAACGGTTATTTCGCCTTTGTCTTCGATTGTGATTTTCATTTTCAGCCTCTCCTATTGATTGCCTCGACGGCGCTTGCTTGGTGGTCTGGGCTGTGGTGGCCATAGACCTTTTCAATGGTTGCCGGTGATGTGTCGAAATACCCAGCCGCGTCCCATACGCTTGCGCCTTTCTGCAAGCTCCATGTGATCGCGGTGTGCTTCAGAACGTGCGGGGTGATCGGCTTTCGGCCTGTGCCGGTGCCCATTGTCAGATCCAGCTCGATACCTTTTGCGCGCGCCATCGCCTCTGCCAGCTCCACTGCGCGGGCCCACCCTTTCCGGATGTCTCCGCACATCGAGCGCACCAGAACCTTATCCCCGTCAACGATCCTCACAAACCTGCGCTCGACAACGTAGATCCGACCCTGCGCCGCCTGTCTTCGCAGGTGAGCCAGATAGCGGGCGGGTAGGCGGGAAGTACCCTGCCTCTTTTTGGTGACTGCCTTGCTTGGCGGCTTGCGGTATAGAACCCCGTTGATCGTGTCGACAAACCCGCCAAACGTAGATTTCTGGTCGATATGCATGGCGAGGATCGTTGCCTTGCGAGATCCCGTATACAGGCCGTGCAAAATGAAGTCCTGCAAGTGCCTACCGTCCGCGTTCAGTGCCCTTGCCCCCCGAATGAGCCAGGACGCCTCCTGTCGGGTCAGCCATCGCTCCGTTGGCGGCGCTGAAGCTGGAAGGTGTACCTTCTTCGGCGCCAGCAAATACCCTTCGTCAAAACAGTAGGTCACCGCGGCCTGAAGCGTCCCGAGTTCGCGGCGTACCGTTCCGGCCGACACGCCCCGCGTTGCCTGATACCGCTTGCATGTGCCTCGCGTGATGTCAGACACCGCCAGATCCCCCCAGAACCGATCCAGCGCCGATATGGCGTATCCTATGCGCTCTGGTGCCGCCGTGCCGGTCGCGTGCTCCTCTGCGTAGATTGTCAGAACCTCCGCCACACTCATTTCCTCCGGCTGAACGGGACCAGCTGACCGGCGCTTTCGAGCGAGGTAGACTTCGAGCTGCGCTTCAGCATCGCTGCGGCTGTCTGTGCCGGTCGAGATCCTGACCGGTCCATCGCGGATTTCCCATACTGATGGGCCGTCTTTTCGGTCGCGCCAGTGCAGGCGCGGTCCCTTTGTTCGTCTTGGCATTGTTTCAGCAGCTCCGGCAGATCTTTGGGGTCTAACTTGACCTTCCTGCCGATGATAATGGTCAGTTTTGCTTCGTCTGCAACCTTTCGTAGCGCTGACGCACTGACATCCCAGCGCTTTGCAACATCAGATAGGTCATACAGTTCAGGAATTGTCATAGATCGTCTCCCACCTGTGCCTGTCAGCATCGCTGTGCCGTATCACTCTTTTCAGACTGTATTTTCCCGCTGAACTCTTCGGTTTGACCTTACTCAAGATGCAAACAGATTGCTCTCTGGTGCCTTTCCAAGCCCAAACCTTGTCACTGGTTTCACCCTGTCCGGTCATGTGCAGATACTTTTCGGATTCCGCATTGATCAGGTAGTAATCTGGGCTGGACGAATATCTGTGCTTTGAGCCCTTATTTGACGTGTCAAAAAGCATTACCGGCCCTCCCCTGCATCCAGCCCAAGCGCGGCGAGTATCTGCGCGCGGTGGTGGGCGTTGGCGGCGGCTTTGGCGGCTTCGAGGGTGTTATAGCGGTCTGCACAGGTTGCGTTATGCCCGACCCACAGGTCAAAATGTTGGCCGTGAAGACGGTATTCAATGATGTATCCGCCAGAGACGTACCGACGCCTTGAAAACGCTGTTCGCTCGTCAATTTCCGACCACTCCAACGGCCTCACCATCCCGATCACAGCCTCTGCCACGTTTCGGGCCACCTCCTGCGCTACAGGGTCCAGCGCGTCGGGGTCCAGTATCAGGGCAATGCGGTCGGCTAGTTGGTCGCGGGCGGTCATTGGGGTGTCTCCGGCTCCAACTCCCGCAACTGCTCAATTATAGTCACAGCGATCAACAATGCCCTTCGGGCAAACATGTCTTCCTTGTCTTCGTGAGGTAGCGGCGTGTCGTTTGCGCACTGTGCAATTACTGCAGGTAACGCTTGCCCAGCATACCATTGCAGAACTGTTAGGTTCGCGTGGGCGCATTTGTCGCCAATATCTACGTTGTTCATCAAACCAGTCCTTTCTCTGTCAGTGTCTGTTCGCCGCTCGTGAGCGCCACAAGCTGCCACCAACTGCCGCAGGATACGCACGTCCGCGCTGTCCTCGCCTACCGCTGCCGCGCGCATCTCGATGTGGGCCGCTATCTGTTCGGGGGTGTAGGTCATGATATCTCTCCTCAGGCGTCGCACTCTAACCAGTGATCGCCACAGCCATCTGTTGCCGCCTCCATTTCGCCACTGCACCGCCTCGGGCGATACCCGCGCGGCTGGTCCTCGTCTGGCTCGGGGTAGCGGTTGCATGTATCCCCGTCCTCTGTGCCGATCTCGTCGCGGTCGTTGGGGTGCGGGTCTGCTGTCAGGCGGTCTAGTGCAGTCATGTCGTGGGTTCCTTGTCGATTAGAGCGAGGATAGCTGCGTGAGCGTGGTGCGCGGGCTTGCCTAGGTTTCGGTTGACCGCTTCCGCCGCCTCACGCAGCGCGTCTGCCCGTGCCGTTGCCAGCGCCGCCTCAAGTTCTGCTATGCGGGCGGCTTGGGCGTATGCAATTTCCTGAACGTCCACAAATTCATCAACGCCCTTGGGTGCCACAAACAGAGCACGCAATGCCCACTCAACCGCCTCTTTGCTAATATCCGTCATGCCTCTTGCTCCATTTGCTTTGCTCGCGCGATTGCGTCCGCTGGTGTTGTGACTTCCGCCGTGCGCTTACCGGCTGCGTCTGTCCACGACAGCAGCGCATAGTCGCCGTGGACGATGATGTGGGGGCGGGGGCTGGTCATGGGGCGGGTTCCCCGAGCGCCTTGCGGATCATTTCCTCTGCTTGATCCCAATCCGCGCAGTCAGTGACCTCTTCTCGCCCTGCGGCTTCGATCAGCGGGAGGACTTTCTGGCAGGCCGCTTTGTATGCTTTGATAATGTCCTGCGCGCGGGCCAAATTATCGGTCATCATGTCAGGGGTCATGTGTTGTATCCTGTTGCTCTCATTTCCAAACCGGATCGCCGTTAAAGCGCCGATATGGGATCTTGCGTTTCTTCGGGGCCGCTCCGATGTGCTTGGCGCGGACCCGGCGGTCCTTTGCTTTCTGCGCCACGTCTGCCGCTGTCTTGACCCGGTGAGCCGCAACCAGCGCCGGGGCGAGGTTGCTTTCACGGTTTTCGCCTCCGTTCACTAGCGCCTGAACGTGGTCCAACTCCCACTTGTCGGCAGGGGTGATCTTTCGCCCTGTGATGTGGCAAACGCCCCGATGGGCCTCAAACACACGAAGTCTGACCCTATTAGGAATCTTGGCATCATCGGAAATTCCTATCCACTCAGGCAGCGATCTAGTCATTTTACATGCTTCCAATTATTGCCGTTTATTGCGTGCCAAAGTGATCCTCTGGAAATGCCAAACTGGCGCTCCAACTCGCTATACGTCACGCCATCTCGGCGCAGGCTCCGAGCCTGTTTAACTTCGCATTCTGTCAAAATTGATTTCTTGCACTTTGAGCCTTTAGGGGTGCGCCCACGTAAAACTGCATCTTTTGCATTCTGGCTAGCTGAACCCCAAGATAGGTGATTGGGATTAATGCAGTGCTTGTTATCGCAAGAGTGCAGGACGTAAGAATTAAATGTTGGAGGCGCACCATGCGCCGCTTCACATACTGCTCGGTGGACCTTTGTCCATCTACCACAAGACAGGTAGATGCTTACGTACCAGTCACCATGGTGGCCCGGCCAACGTATGCAACCTTCCTCATCAAGCTTTGCGATCCTTGCGACAGCTTCTAATGGCCTTTCTTTTGGCTTGTTAGCTTCGGCGCAAGCTTCTTGTGCTTCTTCTCTTTTGTTGAAAGTACCAAGGTGGAGAGTTTTGCCATCTACTTTGACTTGAGCAATCCATCTCTTGCCATTCTGGGATCTGTAAACCGTCACACATCTGTCCTTTCCATCAGATAAACTCCTGCTCATAGCGCAGGGCCTCGGGGTCCGTCAGGCGCACCTGTTGTCCGGTCCAGTGCTGCTGCATCGCGTCCATGAAGGCCGTCATCTGCTTGGCAGTCATGATCCGCGTCACGGGCAGGTCAAACGCCTTGATCGCCGCCAGCTTGTCCTCATAGGGCAGGTGCTTCATCGTCCGGTCATAGGAGACGCGGAACGCCTCGTTCTCGGCCCGCAGGATCGGCACGCCGAAGATCAGCTTGCACATGGCGCGCACGTCCTCGTGCGTCTGGTCGCCCAGCTGCACCGCTACGTCCGTGAACCAACGCTGTGCCAGTCTGTTTTGGGCGTGGCTGCGGCTGGCCCCTTGCGCCCATGTGACCGTCATAGGTGTTTTGCGTCCGCCCAGAAGAATGGCGAGCGCCTCGATGTGCTCCGGCTGGCGTATGATCTTGGTCGGCATCAGAACGGGATTTCGTCATCGAGGTCACGCGCGCCGCCGTATCCACCGCCGCTGTCGCCGCCCTGCTGGCCGTAGCCGCCGCCTTGATCGTACCCGCCGCCGCCACTGTTGCCTCCACCGGTCGGACCGTCCAGCATTGTCAGCGTTCCGCCGTATGCGCGCAAAACCACCTCCGTGCTGTATTTGTCTGCGCCGGACTGGTCCTGCCATTTGCGCGTTTCAAGCTGGCCCTCGATATAGACCTTGGAGCCTTTCTTGAGGTACTGCTCAGCGATCCGCACAAGCCCGTCATTGAAGATCGCGACCGTGTGCCATTCGGTGCGCTCTTTGCGCTCGCCGCTGTTTTTGTCCTTCCATGTCTCAGAGGTGGCGATCCGCAGGTTGCAGACTTTGTTCCCGTTCTGGAAACTGCGCACCTCGGGATCGCGTCCAAGGTTGCCAATGAGGATGACTTTGTTGACTGATCCGGCCATTAGTACGCCTCCTGCTCTTGCCAGACGCGCACGCCGTCAATGGCGCGGGCCTTGTGGTTCCGGCGCACGTAGTCTTCGATAAAGGCAACCACGGCGTCCTGATCCGTTTTGTAGATGTCGGTCAGCGCGGCCTTGTGGCTTTCGATCTGGTAGCGCGTGACGTTGCGCATTCCTTTAACCTGATCCTTGGCGGCGGCGCGGGCGGCTTTTTCGGCGTCCAGCGCGGCTTCCTTTGCCGCCTCGGCTTCGCGCTGCGCCTCAAGGTTGGAGGCGTCCGAAGCGCGGGCCTTTTCCTCGGCTTCACGACGCAGGCGGTTGGTTTCCTCCCATGCCGCGCGCTCAGCAGCCTGCTTTTCCGCTGCCAGTTTGCGCTTGAACGCATCAACGGTTGCCACAAGACAGCCCTCGATCCGCTTGGCGTCCTCGATTGTCGGCTTCCAGCGGTCCAATTCAGCCTGGTACACGGCGCGCAGCGGGGCGGTGGCCTCCTTCTGGCCCTTCTCAAGAGACAGCCGCCATTCGCGCATAGCTTTGCGCAGAGCGTCTACTGATTTCATCTGCGCTTCGCTCTCGGCGGGGGAACCGTCTGTCCAATTCGCGGCTTCCTCGCGGTCCGCTTCATAGGCGGCGCTGATGGTGTCGATTGGATCGGGCGGCTGGTTGTGGCCGATTGCGGCGGGGGTCATATCGTTCATGGTTAAAACATCCTGTCGATAATTTCGGTAAGATAGGCGGCGTCCACCTTTTCGGGGTCTTTGGCTTTGATCTTCTCAATGACCTCCGCGAAGTAGGCCACGTCTACGCCCGTAAGTTGTTCCTCAAGAACGGCGTGGTCGGTCATGTCCAACTCGGCAATCTGCATAGCCATCTTGAGGTATTGGCCTGCATTGATGCGCCAGCCGCGCTCAATGAACTTGCGGGATCGGATTACGGAGCAAAGCGGGTACTTGGAGCCGTGATAGACAAGGGTGCGGCTCAGAAGGGCTTCCAGCGATTCAGGGCGCAGGGTCAGTTTCGATTGGCCGCTCTCCCAATAATTCATGCAGTGAGCGAAATCGTAGCTACTGTGAATTTCTTCGGGGTCGCCATAGAACCGCAAGATCAACTGCACCTTGCCGCGCAGGCTGATAGCGTTGGAGCTAAGAAATACCGCCGAATAAATCGGGCCTTCTTCTTCTGCCTGATCGGCTAGTTCTCCCACGGCTGTCAGGGGGTCGAACGCTTCCGCAAGGTATTCCCCGGCTTCGTGGTCCGGTCTTCCTTCAAAATACTGGTAGTCTGCTTCCTGTTCGTCAGACGCGACCCCGGCAGACTTCACGACGATGCGGACGCGCTCTTTGCCAGAAAGGTCGGTGACTTCTTCAACGTAGGTGTTGAACGATACCCCGCCTTGTTTCTTCTTCGCGGCAAGGAATTGAGCAACGTAGTAATCGGCAACGCGGCGAACCGTTTCCTTTGTGCGAAAGTACACGTCGAAGTCGTTAACCTGCTCGCCAAGTAGCATTGAAGCGATGCAGCCCCCCGTCACGATAGCTTCTTTGCGGCATGTCTCGCGCAGGTCTTCGTCCGTAATCGTGTCTAGCCAAGCGTTAACCTTGTTCCGCAGGACCGACTTGATCGTTTTCGCCTTGAGACCGTGGCCCGGTGCGTCATTGTCGTGATTGTTCATTTTATGCTTCCTCAGAATGGGATTTCATCGTCCAGGTCGTTGTTGCGGTTTTGCGGGGGCGGTGCTGCAAAGCTGGCCTTGCGGCTGTCCTTGGCGGCTTCGACGTGCGCCGCGAATTCGGCGTTCTCGGACCGGAGCCATGACAGATCGTTTTGCAGCGCCTTGTTGGTCCAGACGTTCTTCAGGTGCGCCTCGTCCTTCGTGCCGTTGATCGCGGCGATCATCTTGGCCGCGATTTCGTCGGGGTTTCGAGGGGCGGGCGGGGTATCATCCGGTTGCTGCCGATCAACGACATTGCCGGACTCTCCCTGCGCGCTTTCATCTGCGGGATGCAGATCCCCCTTGTGCCAAAGATCAAGCGCGGCTCCGAAGCGCATCGCCGCATTGCGCAGCGCATCTCCGATAATTTCCTTGATGGCATCGCCGCCGTTCTTGCCGTCTGCGTGGCCATATCCAAGCCGCGTCTGCCCGCAGACTGTCAGCTTGATCCACATGCCGCCGCTGCTGTCGCGGGCTGGCGCGCCGCTGGCGTCAAACGCAACCGGCTCCCAGTTCCAGTTCAGATCGCAATCCAAGAGCCTGTCTGTCAGCGCCGCGTGGCCTACATAGTCGAGATGAACCACGTCCTTGTGGTGCCATTGCCCGCACTCTGTGCAGCGGATGCCTTTCTTGAAATCACTGCGAACCTCGTCAGTTTGACGCTTCGTCGGCTTCGGCAGCTTTGAAATGGCGTTGGGCGGGAACGGCGCGCGCAGCAATGCAAGGCCGGTCGGCTTGGCTTTCGCCACCTCGGTCGCGTTGCCTTGGTCAATTTTGTCTTGTGCTGTCATGGCTGTATCCTTTTCAGCAGGCGGGTGTCGGGCAGATCATCCCGGCGGTGTCGTGGGTGGGGCGCTCCGTGGCGCTGGCGACGATGTGCGAACCGGCAATGACTGCGGCCAAGATGCAGGCCCATACGATCAGGCCGATGATCACGCCGCGAATGAGGCCAGAGCCGTGCGGGTCGCGGCGCATCTGGTCGCGCACCTCTGCGCTTGGCTGCGATGGTGTCACAGCGTCCAGAGCAATGCGGTGGCGGGTGATTGCGGCGATTTCAGACGATCCGGCGGTGGACAGGTCGATGTACGTGTCGTCAATGACGTGGCACATGGGGGCTTGGCTGTGGCGGGTCATTGCGCTGCTTCCGACTTATCTAAGCCACCAACGTGTCGGGATAATACTGCGCTGCGAACCCTGCTGTGGAACGCTACCCGTTCATCTCGCTGGGTCATGTCAAACTTGTATTTACCAGCCGTCTGCGCGCCGTAGGCGATAGCAACCTCTGCTAAGAAAAAAGCGCGATCCCTTACCGCAATGATATTGATGTTCCCCCTGCGCCAAGAGGCTAGGTCAGACTCGTATTCGGCTTCAATATCTGTGGAAAATCCAGCGGCGATTAGGCAGTCATCGGACGGGACAAGACATAGCAAATCAATGTCGTTGCCTTTGCCGCAAATCAGAGTTGAACCAACCGTGCAGACGTGAACTGGATCAATGCCAAGCTCTTTTGAAATTTGAGCTTCGGCTTTCATGCTGGGCGTTTCAAAAATACTCATGCTGCGCCACCCCGTGTTTGCGTCCATACCGCCTCCGTCAGGATCACGGGCGCGTCTGCGGCTGCATCTGCGAGCGCGTTGCGTGTGGTTTTCAGGTCGGTGCCGTGCAGGCGCGCGAACTGGCGCACAACCTCGTTGATTTCCTCGGCCAGTCTGGTTTGAAGCTGGCATGTGTGTTCCGGTGTCATGTGGCTGTCTCCTACTGGAAATGTCCTGCGGCCTTCGCTTCGCCGCGTTGAAATTCGTATCCGTTCACGCTCTCCAGATCGGCGCAGGCCTTGCAGTACCAGCCGTGCAGCGTGTTCATGTCCTCGTAGCGCGCAGCCCTTCCGCAGCACTCGCAGGCCGCGTGTTCATCGGCGCAGAACCCGCAGACCGGAGCGCCGTGCAGCGCCAGCGTGGCCGCATCGGTTGCCATGTCGTCGCGGTGGAAGTCTGCCTCGCCACACAGCGGGCAGGCGCACTGGCCGTCAGATGGCAGCATGTTGCGCGCTGTCAGGGCTTGGGCGATGGTGCGGTGGATGGTCACGACGCACCGCCTTCAATGCCGCCGCAGTCGTCAATCGCTGCCGCAACCACATCAATAGGAACCCAGCCGTAAACGGTACTGGTGGGGCGGTCGGGTTCCTCCGCATACTCAGCAAGGCTTGGCAGCTCTTTGGAAGGAAAACCGACCTCTACTTGATGCCAAGGGCCAGCGTCATCACGAGGGCTGCAATACAGGCACTCACCGGCCTGCACTGACAGCGTTGTGCCGTCTGCGCAGGTAATTCGCGGCAAGGTATTGCGATATGTGCGCCCCCTGATTTGGGTGGTCTTGGCAGATGCAAGGTGCTCTTGAAGCTGGGCGATGGTGCTGTGGATGGTCACGCCGCACCGCCGTTCATTGCGGCAATGATCGCAGCGTCAGGCACCCAATGCGGTACGATCTCGCTGGATCGCGGCGCGGGGCAGGCGGGCATTGTGCATGTGATGAAGAAGCTGCGCTCTGCGTGAGCGATCAGACCAGCCGCGACGTGATCAAGGCACGCTTTGCCGCTGGGGGTCACTGAGATTGTCGCGTAGGTCATTGTGTCTGTCTCCTCTGTCCGCTTGGTGCGGTATGAGGATTAGAATGTGATATTTCACACCAAGTGTCAATAGAACAAATGGGAAAAATCACATTGGACCGACAAAAGAAGATGCGGTACGTCTATTTCATGGAAAAAATTTACGCGCTGACCGACCTTCAGGCTTATATTTTGCTTACTGTTTTGTCGGAATCGACAGGGGCAACACAGAAAGAGCGCCTAGAAGCTGCTCTTGCCCATCTTCGTCGTATTGATCGAGAAATTCTGCAAGCTTGGCGTTGATCGCGGGGCGGCTCGTCACACCCATCATCGTTATAGGATCAGCATCCAGCGCCCTTGCCAGCTTGAAAACTGTGGAAATCTTGGGGGATTGAGAGCGCCCCTCTTCGATATCCTTGACGCCGCGTTCGCCCAGGCCAGCAGATATTGAGAGAGACTTGGCATCTATGCCTTTCTCTTCACGCAGTCTCTTTAAGTTGCGGCGAAAATTCTCGGACTCTTCCATGCCCCAACGAATACCGCGCTCGCGCTCAGACTGGAAATGTGAAATTTCCCCTTGCTGGTTGTGATAAATCACATTACAAGTCATGACATGACACAATCAAATCAACTTCGGACCGATATTGAGGTCGCAGCCAAGGCGCTGGGTGTTTCGCCCAGCACTGTTGGAGAAAAAGCTGGGCAAGGCGGACAGTTTTACAGCCGCCTTGTGAATGGTAAGCGAGTCTGGCCCGAAACGGCTGAAAAAGTGCGCAAGACAATCGCTGACCTCCTTGTTGAGCAGGAAGCTAAAGCAACCTGTGATGTATCACATGAGGCTGATAGCGGCGGCGTTCAAGGTCACGCTGCGGGGAAATCTGCGCAGGTGTCGTCATGAGCCACCTTCGCGACCCAGAGCCGCTGCGCAAGGAAGGGCCGGAAGCCATGGCCGCGCTGGCAGAGCTGATGCGCTCGGTTAACGGCGGTGATGTATGAGCAAGCTGCGCGTCTTGGATCTGTTCAGCGGAATTGGCGGCTTCAGCCTTGGTTTTGAGCGCACAGGCGGCTTTGAAACCGTGGCGTTCTGCGAGATTGAGCCGTTCCCCCGCAAAGTATTGGCGAAACACTGGCCGGAGGTGCCTTGCTATCATGACGTTACAAAACTCACAGGCGACATTCTGGCAAGAGACGGAATTGCCGTTGATGTCATCACGGGCGGCTTCCCATGCCAAGATATTAGCGTTGCCGGCGCACGAGCTGGAATGGGCGAGGGCACAAGGAGCGGGCTGTGGTCCGACTGTTTGCGACTTGTTGGCGAACTACGACCTAAGTTCGCACTCTTTGAAAACGTCTCAAACCTGCTTTCTGGACCAAGCGAGCAGCCAGGAGGGTGGTTTAGCACAATTCTCAGCGACTTGGCCGGCGCGGGGTATGATGCGGAATGGGCAGATATTCCAGCTTCCTACGTTGGTGCCTGGCATCGGCGGGGCAGAGTCTGGATTCTTGCCTACCCCAACCAAATCAGCAGACAGCAAGGGCGCGCCCAAGAACCGATACTTCGGCAGCAGTACGTGTCGGAGCAATCTGAGGGAGCATTTGCGAAATGGCCCGGACGATCCGGTCTACCCAAGTCCGTTATTTGTGGAAGGCATGATGGGATTCCCGATGTACCACAGCGACTTGCAGCACTCGGCAACGCAGTCGTCCCCCAAATCCCCGAACTGATAGGCCGCGCCATTCTGCAAGCGGAGGCCGCAGCATGACCCACACCCCCTCCCTTACTGCGCAGGGGTCGGCGCAGTCTTACCTCCCTGCCTCAACTACCGCCGCGTCTGATGGCGTCGGGGGCTTTTCAGGGACCATGAACACAGACCCGCACCTGATCGACAAGATCGGCACATGCCCGACCGTAGCTGAGCTGGACGCGATGCGCGAGGCCATCCGGGCGCGCGGCGAAACGCTGCCAGACGGCGCGGCCTATGCCTTCACAGAGCGGCGCAAGCGGCTGGATCGGGGGTAGGCGGCGTGATGCGTCTACTTTTCTCTGCAAAGAACAGCCGTGCTGCGGCGGCTTCATTAAACAAATCGGGGGCCGTACCGCAGCACGACCCCCAAGAAAGTACACACATGAATGATACAGTTAAGGCGTTCTCGCCGCAAGACCCGTTGCACTTTGTTCGTGAAGGTTTCGTCACTTTCACACCCGCGCAGGCTTCGCTTATTATGGATAAATGCCTGTATAAAAAACAGCGCAGGATCGACAGGCTGCATGCCATGACGCTTCGTGAACTTATGGCGCGCGGGCAGTGGGCGGCTAAAGACAAGATCGACTTCGCCCGTATGCCTGACGGCAAGTTGTTCCTTATCAACGGCAACCACCGCATGACCGCGCAGGGTGGCTCGCATATCAATATCGAATGGACAGTCGTTGTGCACGATTGCGCCACGATGGCAGATGTTCAGGCGCTTTATTATCGCTTTGATACGAACGTGCGCAAACGTTCAGACCAGAACATCATGGACGGCATCGGCTTTGCAGAAATGATGGGGGTCTCAAAGACAACAGCGACCGCGTTGTTCAAAGCGGTTCCAATCATCGCAAACAACCTGCGAGTTGGCAACACGCAGATGAACGACGCTGGATTGATTGCACGCCGCTTGATTGACGAGCGCATTACGTTGGCTGAAAGTTTCACCCCCGCAGCCAAAGCGTTCGAGGAATGCCAGATCAACGCACCAAAACAGATAAAGCAAAAGTTGCGCACGGGCAGCTTCATGGCTGTTGCTCTTGTCACTTTTTATCACCAGCCGGAAAATGCGAAACTGTTTTGGCAAGGGCTGTGCGATAACGATGGATTGCGCCGTGGCGACCCTCGGGCAACCTTGCTTTTGGACATGTCGGCACGCAAAGGCAACGATGGTTCTTTGCAGCAAAATGTAATCGCTATCGCTAAGGCGTGGAACGCATTTACCGAAGGGCGGCAGTTAAAGATCATCAAGGTTGTTGCGGCTCACACCGTTCCGGTTAACGGAACGCCGTACACGGTGTCTGCATAATGGTTAGCGCCGTCATAGACATCAACTTGATCCGTGCGGACAATCGCATCCGCGCTGTCACGCCTGCGACTGTGACGGCGCTTGCCGATAGTATCAGCGACGTTGGCTTGCTTAACCCGATCACCGTCTATGCGCGTGAAATTATCCGCAACGGACAGAAGGTAAAAGGCTATGGCCTCATAGCGGGCGCGCACCGTCTTGATGCCTGCAAGTCACTAGGGTGGGGAGAGATCCCCGCCAACGTGTCTGACCTTGGGGAACAAGAGCGCATCATCGCAGAGTGTGATGAAAACCTTTGCGGGTCCAAACTTAGCCCCGCTGATGTCGCGATGTTTACCGCCAGGCGCAAAGAGGCGTATATCGCGCTGCACCCTGAAACGGCCAATGGATCGAACCAGCATAATAGGGTTCGCCAAGTTGGCGAACCCTCGGAGACGAGTGGGGAAAGCGCGGCCCCACGGGATGCGGAGCGGTTTACAGCCGCGACCGCCGCCGCAACTGGCCAGAGCGAACGCGACGTTCAACGAAGTGCTAGTCGCGGAGAATCCATAACGCCAGCCGTCCTTGCGATGGTTCGCGGCACAAAGCTGGATACGGGCGTATATCTAGACAAGCTGAAAGCGGTAGCGCCAGAAGAACAGGTTGCACGCGTCGATAGAGATCTGCGGGAGGCGAACAAGCCAAAGCAATCATCACAAACATCTTCATCATCGAAGATCGACGCGGACGTTAAATCCCGCGCGGCGAAAGAGGTTGCTGAAATCATCGCAGAGCATGTGCCTGCCGACTGGTGGGACGCGGTGAAGTCCAATCTGTACAGCGCTGGCGCTAAGTCCATCGCTGACCAACTGGCCAACATCACGGGCGAAAGCATCATGGACAAGGGTCGGTTTAAATGAACGACCTCCACACCCTGCGCGCCTCTCTATTGGGCCGCATAGAGCGCCAGCAAGGCCGCGCGGGCATCACACGCCTGCGCCAGCGCCTCTACGCCGTCACGCACGAGATATTGGCGCGGGGTGCGCAGATATGAATGTCCGCGTGATCGAACTGCCGTGGCCCCACAAAGACCTGTCACCGAATGCCCGCAAGCATCGCTTGGCGGTAGCTCCTCTGCGCAAGAAGGCACGGACGGAGGCCATGTGGGCTTGCAAGGCGGCTCATATGAACTTCGCGCATCTGCGGGACGTGGGCCTGCATCTGCGCATCACATTCAACCCGCCTGATCGGCGCAAGCGTGACCTAGACAACCTCCTAGCCAGCATCAAAAGCCACCTAGACGGCGTGGCTGACGTGATCGGCGTGGACGACAGCATGTGGGCTCTAACCCTCGTGCGCGGCGAAGTCGTCAAGGGCGGGGCTGTGAAGGTCGAGGTTGTGGACCGGGCAGGCACGACAATGACGGGGGCCGCATGAACGCTCTGCCTTACTATCCCCGCTACCCGCGCGACTTCTTTGAAGGCACCGCAGGCATGTCGCTGGAAGAAAAGGGCGCATACGGCCTTGTGCTGGACCTCATCTATATGATGGGCGCGAGGGGCTTGCCAGATGATCCCCAGTATATCGCAGGCCAGCTTGGCACGTCTGTTCGCAAGTGGAATTCACTGAGAAAGTCACTAATCGAGCGGGGCAAGATCAACATCAAAGACGGCCTGATCTGTAACGGTAGGGCGGAGAAGGAAAAGGCCAAACAGAAGAAGTATCAGGGGCAGCAAGCCGAAAATGCCTCGTCTGCCGGGCAGGCTAAAACCTCTGATCTTGAGATTAACGCGGGATCATCTGGAGATAAACCGGAGATAATCTCAAGTAAATCCGGAGATAATCTCGCTGAAAACAGCGGCGCACATAATAAAAACAATAGCTTAGAAAAGCCGTCGCCGACAGATCGCGAAGAACCAAATACAGAACCATATAAGATTGATGATGATAGCGCGGGCGATGGCCTGACGTTTCGGGAAAAGGTTTGTTTGGCCTCTGGTCATGACGCAAGCGGAGTGATGGCCAATTCTAAGATTTTTGCCAACCGCGGCGACTTCGCAGAATTCGAGACGAAGCGGATCGGGCTGGGCCTGTCGGAGGCTAATGCGCTCGACGCAATCGCAGACGCGGTGCAGGCCAAGCAAGGCGACCCGCCGACCAGCCTGAGATATTTCACCAAGCCGATGCAGGACTTTGCTGGAAAGCTAAACGCCGAAAAAGTTGAGCCTACATCGCCGCGACAATCTCAGCAATCCGGCCTTGGTTACAAGGTTCCGCGCCCTGACTTCCCCGCAGAATTTAAATCGGAGTTTAACCAATGAGCACAAAAAACGAAGTTTTGTACGATGTTTTCACCCGCTGGATGGACCGCTACAGCCCGCGCCGCGCCTTGCAGCAGAACGAAACCGCGCTCAAGGACGAAGTGAACGCCCTGATGCGCGTGATCTGGAAAATGGCTCCGCGCGAGGATTACGAAAACTGGCTGGCTAAGGTTCTGAACCAGCTTGATTACCAGATGAAAACATCGGCATGGCCTACCGTTGCTGAGATCGGAGCGGCTTGCAGCAACCAGAACAAAGCGCGGATTTTGAGCAACCCGCTTAGCGCAGAGCCGTTTTCACTGGACCCCGTGAAAATCGCAGCTAAGCGCATGAACGCAGGCGAATCCGTTGGCGATGCATGGCTCTATGGGCGCAATTCTCTGGACCTGATGGCTACGGGACTGGTGACCGGCGACACGCTGCGCAGGTACCGTTCGGCTTTGTATTTCTCTGCAAAAGACACCTACGGCGAGGGAAAAGCAAAGCGCATGGAGGCCGAATGGCTGCTGCGGCACGGAAAGGCGGAAAACCTGCACGCAGTTATGGCTGCTGCGGATTTGCCGGAAGGTGAGCCGTTCAAGCGCATGCCAACTCACCCGAATGACGGGTGGGCCGCATGAAGGACACCATGGAGATCGAGACATGGGCCGAAATGAACGACCGGCACGCTGTCGAAAAGGCCGAGGCGCTGACCCGCCTGCGTGACGCTGGCCTGACTCAGACGCAGGCCGCGCAACGGCTGGGTATCCCCCTAGGGCACTTGAACAGCTTCATCATCCGCAACGGCATCCCATGGACGCAGCCACAGCAGGGCCGCAAGCAATGAACCTTTCCCACCGCCACGAGATCCGCGACGAGAGCATCCGCAACGGATATGTGCCAGCGCCACCATGCGTCATTGCAGCGCGCGTTGTGCCGGACCAGCGCATCTACGCCAGGATGATACAGGACAAGGCCATCGCAGACCGGACACTTGCCCAGATCAAGAGCAGCAGAAAGCCAGCCAGCGGAGCAAGCAAGCGCATCAAGGCGCTGTTGTCCGATGGGCGCTGGCGCACCTATGGCGACATATTTCAGGCGCTGGAGATAACCACGCGGTCGCATGAATCGTCGGCGCGGCAGATCATGCGCCGGATGTACGATCAAGGCGAGATCACCAAGGAGCGCGTCGGCAAGTCGCTCACATGGAGGATTGCACAATGAGAGGCTGGCAAGAGCAAAAGGCGTTCGAGGCGGCAGAGCTGAAGCGACTGCGCGATGAATGGGTGCATGAAGCCGCGGATCTCAAGATGGGCGTCCGGGACGCTGCAAAGCACCTCGGAATGAGAGCCGACCGGTTGCAGGATCACTTCACAGCGCTTGGCATCAAGACTGAGCGCCGCCGCACCTACGTTGTGAGGCCGACCAAGGAACAGCGGGCGCGCGAGGCTATGCTGAAACAGCTACGCGACCGGGCCGCGCGCAAGGTCGCAGCCGGTTACAGGCCGGAATACGCGCGACTGGAAGCGGCGCGAGAAATTCAGAGCGAAATGGCCGCACGCGACCACACAAACGAAGCACAGGCATAGGGGGCACGGGGATGAGCAGCAGAGCAGAGGCCAGAGCGCGCAAGAAGCACCGGAACGCAATCAAGGCGGGCCTGCCGGATCTGGCGCCCACGGAGACGGGACGCAAGGCGGAGGCAGCACCGGCCAGCAAAACAGGGGCAGTACGCCCGACAAAGGAGCGGATGATGCAAGGCAAGTGGGCAAGGCCGCAAGGACCAGACAAGCGCAGCCAGCCGATGGTTGATCTGGCAAGCGACATGATCGGGCAGTTGTACCAGTCAAAGCAGATTAACACGGCGCAAGAGCAGGCAGCGCGCACGTTTCAGGAGCTGTGGGCAGCCTATCGCAGCGAGATCGGCGCGGCAGAGTACCGGTCCTGCCTCGCGGGTGGTGTTGGCGCTCACGATGACAGCGACGGCAACCCTGCGGTGTGCGCGGCTTGGAACAGCCTGTGCAACCGTATCGGGCGGGTATCGGTCGCGGCAATCAAGATGAACGTGGAACGTCAGGCAGGGGAAAGGCCGATCAATCTTGACGCGCTGAAATCTGCCCTTGATCGGGTGGCTGAGGGTTGACGGCGGGCCCTAAATAGGGGTAGGCTTCAATCACTCGAAGTGCGTCTGGTGAAAACTGGGCGCATTTTGCATTTTGAGCGCACATAGCGCAGCACGCGGCGGCGATACGCAATCACACCGATGCGGCGGGGCCGCGTTTTTTCAAAGGAAATCAGACATGGCAGTTGGACGTGGCGGTGCCAGGTCCGGTGCAGGTCGGAAGCCGGGACGCGCAAACAAGCTGACCAAGGCTGTGAAAGCAACGCTGACTGAGTTGGCATCTGCTTACACTGACGATGCGCTGGCAACCTTGGCCGAAATCATGAAGGATACGCAATCACCAGCGGCGGCGCGTGTGTCTGCGGCCAATTCGTTATTGGACCGAGGGCATGGTAAGCCAGCGCAAGCGGTGGAGCATACAGGCAAAGACGGGGAAATCCTGCCGTTTTCGGGGTTCCTTATTGACCGTGTCCAACCCGATAACCCTGAGTCTGACTGAGCCGCAGGAGCGGTTCCTTGCGAGCGAAGCCAAGCATCCCGCATTTGTCGCGGGCTTTGGGGCTGGCAAGTCAGAGGTCATGGCATGGTCGGCAGTCGGTGACGCTGCACATTCGGCAACGGCGCTGATCGGCCTTTACGCGCCAACCTATGACCTTGTGAGGCTGATTACAGCGCCAAGGATATGCGCCAAGCTGTCGGACATCGGTGTTCCGCATAAGTGGAACAAGCAGGAAAACATCATCTACACCAGCTTTCCCCGCTTCGGCGATTTTGTCCTACGCACGATGGACAACCCCGAACGGATCGTGGGCTACGAGACATACCGCGCCCATGTCGATGAGTTGGACACACTCAAGCCTGAACCCGCCCGCAAGGCATGGAACCAGATCATCGCCCGCAACCGGCAAAGGCCAGAGGGCATCAACCAGCCATTCAACAGGGTTTCGGCATACACGACACCAGAGGGCTTTCGCTTTGTCTATGACCGGTGGGTGCGCAATGGCGGCGGCGCATACGAGGTTATCCAAGCGCCGACCTACAGTAACCCGAAGCTGCCTGACGATTACGTTGACAACCTGCGGTCCAGCTATCCGCCCGAGCTGATCGACGCCTATATCGAGGGTCGCTTCGTCAACCTCACATCTGGCACTGTCTACCGCAACTATGACAGGGATCGGTGCCGATCTCATGAGTCCATCCGCGAAGGTGAGCCTTTGCACATCGGGCAAGACTTCAACGTGGGCAACATGGCGTCGGTTGTATTGGTCGAGCGCGCGAACGGCTGGCATTCGGTGGCTGAATTGGGCGGCATCTTGGATACGCCCGCGCTGATCGAAACGCTTCAGGAAAAATACCAAGGCCACCGCATCACGATCTACCCCGACGCATCCGGCAAGAGCCGCAAAACGGTGAACGCGAGCACGTCAGACATTTCACTGCTAAAGCAGGCTGGCTTCACGGTGAAGGCCAAAGACAACAATCCGCCCGTCAAGGATCGCATCTTGGCAGTCAACACAAGCCTTTCCAAAGCGCGCCTTTGGGTAAACGACACGGCCTGCACACGCTTTGCCGAGGCGCTGGAGCAGCAGGCGTTCGACAAGAACGGCGAGCCGGACAAGACGAGCGGCCACGACCATCACACCGACGCCGGGGGCTATGTGATCAACTGGCTGATGCCGGTTCGCAGGCCAATGGCCGCGCCCTCTATCCGCTTTGCCTACTAAGGATAACCCATGCCCGTAACCAGCCATCATCCACAGTTTGCGTTTGCCCTGGATACATGGCGGCGCAACCGTGACGCAGTTGCGGGGCAGGAGGCAATCCGGCGCGGCGGTACGCGATACCTGCCTATGCCGAATGCCGAGGACAAAAGCCCTGCCAATCTGGCGCGCTATGACCGCTATATTGAGCGCGCCCTTTGGTACGCTTCACCAGAGCGCACCAAGAACAGCTTGATCGGTTCGGTATTCCGCAAGGGGCCGGAAGTCGAAAGCCTGCCAGAGCAGATCCAGTATATGCTGGAAGATGCGGACGGGGCCGGTGTTTCGCTTATCCAGACGGGAAAAGAAATCATCGGGGAGTTGCTGGAGGTCGGGCGCATTGGTGTGCTTGTCGATTATCCACGCCACGATCTGCAAAACCCATCGCAAGAGCAGGTCCGAGAGTTGGATTTGCGGGCCAATCTTGCGACCTATCCCGCCGAAACCGTGATCAACTGGCGGGTTGAGAAAGTGGGCGGGCGGTTCGTTCTGAAGATGGTTGTGCTGAAAGAAGAGCGCATCATCAACGATGACGGATATGACAAGGAAACAGATTTCCAATACCGCGTCCTGCGCATGGAAAGCGGCGCATACGTTCAGCGCGTTTTTGACGAAAGCGGCGTTCAGATCGGTGATGACATCGTTCCAGTTCGTGCGGACGGTTCGCGCTGGCCGGTAATCCCGTTTGTTATTCTGGGGGCAGAGAACAACCGCACCGATGTGGACAAGGCCCCGTTGTCGCATCTTTGCAACCATGCCATTGCCTACTGGCAGACAAGCGCGGATCACCGCGAAAACCTTTACACGCACGGCCAGCTGACGCTGGGCATCACGTCCGACATGTCGCATGAGGATTTCAAGCAGGCCAACCCCAACGGGATCGTTGTAGGCGCACCCTACGGCGTGTTTCTGGGCGAGAACGGCGGCTTTCACACGGCAACCGCGCCGGAGTCGTCCAGCCTGTCAAAAGCCCTGAAAGACTTGCGCGAAGAAATGGCCGAGCTTGGCGCGCAGATCATCCAGAAGGGCGGACAGGCGCAGACAGCAGAGGCCGCGCGGATCGACGCCGCAGCGGAAAGCAGTGTGCTATCCAACGTGGTCGGCAACGCATCCGAGGGCATCGAGCAGTGCCTTGAGTGGGCTGCGATTTTCATGGGCGGGAATGCTGACGCGGTTGAATACCGCCTGAACACTGACTTCTTCGACGAAACGCTTGATCCGCAGGCGCGCCTTGCGATGCAGCAGGAATTGAACATGGGGCTGATTGGCAAGTCCGACTATCGCCGCGCATTGCGCAAGGTTGATATCATCGACAGCAGCCGTAGCGACGAAGATATTGACGAAGAAGTAGCAACGACCCCGCCGAGCATTACGGGCAACCCGCTGGGGCTTGAGTAGTGGCCCCGGCTGACGGTAGCGCAAACGACATCATCGCGGATCTGGTCACGCGTCACGCGATTGACCTGCTGCGTGTCGAGGCGGGGCAGCGCAGGGCGATCCGGCGGCTGCTGAGCGAGCTTGAGGGCGATCTGGTGGCACAGCTGGCCAAGATCGACCCGACAGGCGTTGCAAGGGACAGCGCCAAGGTCGCGCGGCTGGAAAAGCTGCTGACACAGGCGCGGGAGACAATCCGCGCGAGTTACCGCGGGGCATCCTCGCAGCTGATCGGGGAGCTTCGGGAACTGGCAGACATTGAGGCTGGGTTCGCGGCAAGGGCGATCAACCAAGGCCTTGGCATAGAGCTGGCAACGGCAACGCTCACACGGGCGCAGGCTGTGGCGCTGGTGGGCGATATGCTGGTTCAGGGCGCACCGGTCAGCGATTGGTGGTCACGGCAAGCAGGCGACACGCTGGAGCGGTTTACGGACGCAATGCGGCTCGGCATGGCGCAGGGCGATACATCGGCGCAGTTGATCCAGCGGATCAGGGGCGGGAAACGGAACGGCGAGCTTGTCACTGGCTTCATGGAGATCAGCAAGCGGAACGCAGACAGCCTTGTGCGATCGGCAACGCAGGCTGTGAGTGCAGCGGCCCGCGATCAGACCTACACGGCAAACGCGGACATTCTGAAGGGCGTCATGTGGGTCAGCACAATTGATTTGCGGACATCTAATTCGTGCAAGGTTCGTGACGGCCTTCTTTATAGCGTTGGAGACCATGAACCCATCGGCCATGACGTACCTTGGCTGTCAGGGCCGGGCAGTATTCATTGGGGCTGCCGTTCCAGCTCAGCGCCCATAACAAGAAGTTTCAGAGAATTGGGGATTGATATCGACGACTTGCCACCCGGCAAGCGGGCGAGCATCGACGGTCAATTACCGAGCGATACAACATTTGAGGCTTGGCTGAGCCGCCAATCGAAGGCGCGTCAGGACGAATCCCTTGGTGTTGGGCGTGCGGACCTGTGGCGTGAGGGCAAAATCACCTTTCGCGACCTACTAGATGCGAATGGGCGGGAATTGACGCTCAAAGAGCTTCTGGCGCGCATCGCCTAACCACCACACGACAGAACGAACCACACAACCCCGCTTCGGTGGGGCTTTTTGCATTGGAACCAGCGGTCAGTGGCCGCGCCCATCATATCGGAGATAAAGATGGCAGACGAAAACGACGAAAAGACATTCACCCAAGCCGACCTAGACGCGGCGGTCGCAAAGGCGGTCGAGGCATTGAAAGCCAAGAACGACGAACTGCTGGGCGAAACCAAGGCCGAGCGCAAAAAGCGCCAGGAACTCGAAGCGGCACAAGAGACAGCAGAAGCCGAACGCCAAAAAAAGGCGGGCGAGTTTCGGGAACTGTACGAAAAGACCCAAGCGGAACTTGAGAAAGAACGCGCGCAAGCGGCGGCTTTCAAGGCAACCATCCGCGAAAAGGATATCGAGGGAACAGCGGGCGCTATCGCCTCTGAACTGACGCGGGACACAGCCCGCGCGGCACTCTTGCGGAAAGAGGCGGCGGCGCTGCTCAAGCACACAGACGAAGGTGTGCAATACGAAATCGGCGGTGTGCAGGTTGATCGGGCGAAAGTGCTGGATCACCTCAAGGCCGCTTATCCGTTCCTTGCGGACGGAAACCAATCCAACGGCGGCGGGGCTGGCGGTGGAAGCGGCGGGGCCGGAAGCATCACGAAAGAGCAGTTCAAGGCGATGGGCGACAAAGAGCGCATCGAATTGCACCGCAATGACCCTGAAACATTCCGGCGGCTTGCCGGGTAATCTTGAAAGGATAGCCCGATGGCTACCACACAAATCACTGACGTTTACGTCCCAGAGGTTTACGCCTCCTACACTGCTGTCAACGGCCCCGAAAAAACCGCGTTCTTTGACGCTGGCGTTGCTGTGACGAACCCTGCGCTGGCAACCATGTTCAGCGAAGGCGGCCGGATTGGCGAATTGCCTTTCTGGAAGGATCTGGACGCATCTGACGAGCCGAACTATGGCACCGACGATCCCGCAGATGTTGCCACGCCTGCAAAGATCACCACAGGCATTCAGGTGGCCCGCATGGCTTCGCTGAACCAAGGTTATTCGTCTGCCGATCTGACGGGCGAACTGGCTGGCGCTGATCCGATGCAGCAGGTCCGCAACCGCTTCGGCACTTACTGGATGCGCCAGTGGCAGCGCCGCACCATCTGTTCTTTGCAGGGCGTGATCGCTGACAACATCACCAATGACGGCGGCGATATGGTGAACAGCATCGCAGGGGCAACCAATGCCGATGTTGCTGCTGGCACTTTGTTCAGCCGTCAAGCCTTCACCACTGCCGCTTTCACCAGCGGCGACCACTTTGACGACTATGTGGCGATTGCCGTTCACAGCGTTGTCTACAAGCGGATGGTGGACAATGATGACATCGATTTCATCCCCGACAGCCAAGGCGTCATGTCTGCAACCTTCATGGGCCGTCGCGTGATCGTGGATGATGGCCTGCCGATGACGGCGGCGGCTGGCTCCGGCCCGACCGATGCTGCAGCGACTTACACCTCGTTCCTGTTTGGCACCGGCCTGATTGGCTACGGCGAACGCGCACCAAAGGTTCCGGTCGAACTGGAGCGTGAGGCCGCACAGGGCAATGGCGCAGGCGTTGAAACCCTGTGGGAGCGCAAGGCCTGGGTGATCCATCCGTTCGGCACTGCCTTCACCAGCACCACGCTGACAGACGGCAACGCCACATGGGCGCAGCTTCGCCTTGCTGCGAACTGGGACCGCGTTGTTGAGCGCAAGAACGTGCCGCTATCCGCAATAATTTCCAACGGATAAACATTCCGTTGCGCTAACATGTGAAATGGATATAATGGCCCCTGTGTAACAATGGGGGCCATTATGGGCGGCAAGAGAATTGAGCAAGGTGATCGCTTCGGGAAGCTGGAAGCGGTAGAGATGAAACACAAAAAAAGTGCATCAGGCAGGCTTAGAACGCACTGGCTTTGTGTGTGCGACTGCAGTGGCGATGCTCTTGTTGATAGCGGCAACCTCAGGAACGGCAACACAACACAATGCAAGTCATGCGCTGATATTGCCAGAGGAGCGGCGCGCGTCACCCACGGTCAAACAAGTGGTGGCAGGTCCAAGATCTATAACACTTGGAGCCACATCATCCAGCGCATCACGAACCCGAAAAACAAGCGGTTCGCGGACTACGGGGGTCGGGGCTTGGATATGTCGCCAGAGTGGCGCGACAGTTTTGAAGCCTTTGCCAGAGACATGGGTGAACCGCCAACGCCAGATCACCAGATTGAGCGTGAAGACAATGATTGCGGCTACTGGCCTGATAACTGCCGATGGGCGGACAGGTATGAGCAGGGCGCGAACAAGCGAAACAACATCGTCATTACTTGGCGGGGGCAAACTAAGACCCTTGCCGAATGGTGCCGAGAGACAGGAATTGCGTTCGATACCGCAAAGATGCGGCACAATAGGCACCCATACAATGGCGACCGGATATTCGCAAAAGGACGCCTGCGCACAGGTAAGGTTTTGACAGTTGACGGCGTGCGTTTTGATACGATTGAGCAAGCCGCTAAGGCATATGGGCTGTCTACATCGGGCGCGACCGGGCGGTTTGGTTCTAAATCTTTCCCAAACTGGGAAGCCAAGGAGAGAAAACGACATGAACATCAAAGAACAGCTTGCTTTGCAGGCAATGTATGACGCGCAGGCGAATGGCGATGAACCGGCGCCTAAACCAGCGCCCAAGAAAAAGCCCGCGCAGGTGAAGAAATGAGACGCCGTGCATGGATCGCGCTGTATATCCAGCGCCGCGCCCGCGAACGTCGCGCCGCAAGGGCTGCTGAATAATGCTATCCTTGACCGTCCCTGCCGTCACACCCGCCGAGGCGTCCAGCTATATCGCGCTGAACGGTTACGCGGGCTGGCCTGAAGGTGAGCCTGAACAGCTTACCGCGATCCGCCGGGGGCAGACCTATATCGCCGTGACCTACAACGGGCGGTGGGCTGATGAATGGGACGCCGTGCCGGAAGCGGTGCAGTTTGCCATCATCGAAGCAGCATTGCGCGAGTCCCGCGCGCCGGGAACGCTTGGCGCTGATTACGTGCCTGCCGAACGTGTAACCATGCGGCGCGAAAAACTGGACGTGCTGGAAGAGGAAACGCAATTCAGCGACCGACCCGCATCGCAACAGCTATCCGTGCCGATCATTGACGCCTTGCTGCGGCCATTGCTGGGCAGCGCGGGCGGCACCAACTTTGCGGTGACACGCGGATGACGGCCTACGAGCGCGGCGCAGCACTGGCTGACCGCATTCTTGGCAGCGACAAGGGCGAGACGGGAGCCATTCGGCGCGAAACCGTGACCGGTGGCGGGCCAAGCGACCCGACAGGCGGCACAGTGACCGTGACCGACTATCCCTGCCGTCTGGCGGCGTTTCCTGTGGCGCAGCGCGATATTGACGGGACGCTGATCAAGGCCGGTGACTTTCGCGTGCTGGTGGCTACGGGGATCAGCGCAGAGCAAGCGGCGGCGTGGGTTCCAGAAGGCCAGACCGGCGACTTTGCCGACATCGTGCCGGTGACCACAGACATTCTGGTGTGCAGCCAAGGCGTCTTGACGATCATCGACGCGGGCCGGTTCGCGCCAGCTGGCACGGTGACGCATTACAAGATGGTGGGGCGGAAATGAGCAGCTTCGCAGACCAGATCCGCGCCTTCGAGGACAGCACCAACGCCAAGATGGAGCGCGCGGCGCGCAAAATCATTCTGGACGCATTCAGCGAGGTCATTCTGGTCACGCCCGTCGATAAGGGCACAGCGCGGGCCAACTGGCAGGTGGCAATCGGCAACGTGCCGAACGGAACGCTGGAGCTGAATGACGAAACTGGAACGGCGACAATCAGCAAGGTAGCCGCCGAGGCGCAGGGGCTTGAGCTGGGCGATACGATCTACTTGGCGAACAATTTGCCATACATCAACCGGATCATGAACGAGGGCTGGTCAGGGCAGGCACCTGCGGGCAGCTTTGACCTGATCGTGCAGCGGTTCAACGTAATCGCGGGCAAGGTCATTGCGCAGATCGGGGCTGAATGATGGGCGTTGAAACAGACATCCACGCGGCGCTGATGGCGCGGGTCGAGACAATCCCCACGGCGCTGCCTATGAGCCTACCGGGGGTGCCGTTCACCCCGCCGGAGGGCGACTATATCCGCGTCACGCATCGCCGCAATGAGGCCGAGCGCAAGGGGCTGCTGGGCCGCGACGGCATGGACCACATGGGCATCCTGTACATCGACCTGTTCAGGCGCACGGGGCCAAACACATGGCAGGTGACGTCCGACACGATTGCTGACGACATCGCCGCGCATTTTCCGCTGGATCTGCGCCTTACGCGGGGAACCACGCGGATCATCGTTTACAAGACGGTGCTCGGTGACAGCGAACTGGACCTCGGAGGCACGCACTTCCGCGTGCAGATCAAGGTTTTCTACAACACACTTTGAGGAGGCCAGCATGGCACGAAAGAAAACCGCCACGGCGGATCAAGAGCCTATGGAGCAGGATGCGGCGTCCAAGGCACCGGCGAAGCCCAAGCGCGTGAAACTGCGCAACACCAAGGCCGCGAACGGCCAGATCGGCGCGATTGCTACACCGCTGCAAAAAGACGCGGCGTCATGGCGCGCAATTGGCTGGGTTACAGCCGAGTAAGTTTGCCCTGCCTGCGGGCTGCTTCATCTGAGGCGAACGGTAGGCATTTCACTTCAACTTTGGACAGCAACACCCGCCACGGCGGGCCTGTCCGCTTTGCCAAATGAAAGGGCAAATATCATGGCTACCAGAAATTCGATTGGTAAGAGCATCTACTTCTCCGCAGCACTTCCAGCCACCAATGACGCAGCGGGCTTTGAAGCCCTGACGTGGGTTGAGCTGGAGCACCCGCAGACACTGCCTCAATTCGGCGTGACCAACGCCAACATCGACGTGCCTGATCTGAAATCCGGTTTCACATCCGGCGTCAAAGGCGCGGCATCCGGCGTTGACAGCCAAGGATCCAACCGCATCGAAGGCAGCACGCTGGCGACCAACCAAGCCACGTTCAAAGCTCTGTGCGACAGTGCTGGCGGCGTTTGCGCGATCAAGATCGGCACAGGCTCCGGAGCGGCAAACGCTCTCGTTTCTGGTGATACCGTGGAGTACGCGGCTGGTTACGTCCACTCCTATCAGGAGAACCAAGCCACGGACAGCACGCACGAGGGCTTCACGTATAATTTTAAGCAAAATGCGCTCACGGTGAAGGCGACAGAGCCGGTCTAAGGCATCCGCTCCGGCGGGTAAACGAGGCTGGCGCGGTGTGGTTCCGCTGCGCTGGCCTCACATTTGGAACCGGAACCGATAGGATATAACATGGACTTCAACAAATTCGACAGCCGCGCTGCCGCCGAGGCAGGCCAGCCAATGCAGATCCTCGACCCTTGGACAAACGAGCCAATGATGGATGGCGACAAGCCTTGCCGCGTCATTGTGCGCGGTACTGCGTCCAAGTCGATGCAAGCCAAGATGCGGGCGAAAGCCAAGGCCGCGATGATGAGCAAGAAGGCCAAGGGCGACGATGCCGAAGACGAAGCCCGCGTGATGGAAGATGTGCATATGCAGCTTTGCGAAGGTGCCGCCCCGTTCATTGTCGGCTTTGAAAACGTGGCAAAAGGCGACAAGCCCGCGACTGCCGAGGATGCCGAATGGTTCCTTGACCTGACGTTCCCAGAGATGGGCGTGAAGCTGGACAAGAGCGGCGAGCCTGTGCTGGACAAGGACGGCACGCCGCAGTTTGAAATGACGAACAACCCGTTCGCCAAGCAGATTGGCGAGTTTGCAGGCAAGCAAGCAAACCGCTTGGGAAACGGGCAAAAGGGCTAAGGCTCTATGCCAGTCAGCTTGGCTACCTGCACGCCTTCCCAAAGGACCAGCAGAAAAGCCGGATGGCACAATGGGAAGAGGCCGGAGTGACAGACTTCGGCCTGCCCGAACTAGACCCGCAAGAATACATGATCGGGTTTCTGTTTGATCTAGGCCCAACGCGCAGCAACGGCATGTCAGAGGGTCCGACAGACTGGGACATTCTGTTGCCATACGCCACCGCCAAGGGGCTAGACGACGACGACACAGCCATTCTAGCGGATATGTGCAAGGACTATCACCGGGCGCGTGAGGAAGGCGTTCACCCGCTGGCGATTGAGCCTGTGGATAGGGAATAGGGCATCCCGTGCGCGGGGTGTCTTACATGCGTGCTGATGTTCCGCGCGCAAGATTAGCGCATTCAAAAACGGCAGGATCATCGAAAAATACAATGTGTTGATCGCCGCGATAGATCACCACTGTGTCCTTGAAGCCAGTCATCCCACCAAAGGCATTCTGGGCGTTCACGCTTGCGCATACTGCGGTTTCACCGTTGGCGATTTTGTAGGCGCGGAAGTTCTGGAATTGCCCGCTGTCAGGCGCGCGCAGTTTAACCTTAATGTCCTGCTTTGCCTTTGCGGCAAGCGCATTGCTTACATTCGTCGGTGTGGCTGGTGTTGTTGCGCAGGCGGCGACAAGCCCGATGGCGGCAATCGCCAGAAAAACTTTTCTCATATCAATCTCCGGTTGGTTTCGCGCTCAACGTAGGCGCGCCCGGTCGATCCTGCAAGGAATACGGCGCATGGCAAATTTCGCTGAACTCGTCCTGATGGCGAGAACCGACAGTCTGCGCCGCGCGCGGGGCGATCTGCGCGACCTGACGCAAGAAGGCGAGCGCACTGAAACACGGACCCGCAAGGCCATGGGCGGCATCGGGTCGGCGGCAAAGGTCGCGGGCGCTGCACTTGTCGCTCTGGGGGCTGTTTCTTGGGCCTCCAACGGCATTCAGCAGGCGCGGGCATACGGCGCTGCCATGGCCGAGGTTTCTACGCTGATCGAGGGCACGCCCGCGCAAATGAAGGCGGCGGAAACGGCAACTCGCAACTTCGCCAAGGCATACGGGACCAGCGCCACGCAGCAGGCAAAGGCGTACTATCAAGCCGTTTCGGGCGGCGCGGCGGCTGGCGCAGAAGCCACAAAGCTGCTGGACACGGCGAACCGGCTGGCAATCGCAGGCGTCACGGACGTTGCATCGGCTGTAGGCATCCTGACCAGTGCTACGAACGTCTATGCGGACAGCGGCCTGACAGCGGCAGAGGCGTCTGACGCGCTGTTTATCGCGGTGCGCGCTGGTGTGACCACGATTCCCGAACTGTCGGCGTCGCTGGGGCAGGTTCTGCCATTGGCTCAAAAGCTGGGATTGAGCTTTGACGAAGTAGCAGCGGCCACGGCGGCGCTCACAAAGGGCGGTATCAACACCTCTGAGAGCGTCACGGGCATCAATGCCGCGCTGACCTCGATCATCGGCCCGAGCAAGCAGGCCAGCGACTTGGCAGAATCGTTGGGGCTTGAGTTCAATTCAGCCGCTCTTGAGACAAAAGGTTTCGCGCAGTTCATGGCGGACGCCGTGACCGCCACAGGCGGCGGCGCGGACGCTATGCGCACGCTGTTCGGCAGCACCGAGGCGACAAAGGTTGCCCTTGCCCTTGCTGGCACCGCTGGCGCGGACATGAACGCAATCCTTGACGAAATGAAGAATAAACTTGGGGCGACCGACACGGCATTTTTCAAAATGTCTGAGGACATGGATCAGCGGCTCAAGGTTGTGCAGTCGCGGTTTGCGGATCTGCAAATCGGCGTGGGTGATGCGCTCTTGACCGTGCTCGTTCCGGTGATGGAGAAGGCAGCGGACGCGGCGACCGCATTTGCGAACGCGATTCCTGTTGAGCAGATCAGCGCGGCGGCAGCGGCCTTGATGGGCTGGTCTGGCCTAGATGAAACCGCAATGGCAATCGGTGCGGTGGCAGCGGCGGCGGCTCTTGCGGCGTCCCCGTTCTTGGCAATGACTGCGGCGGTCGCGGGCGTCACGGCGGCGGGCGTCTACCTCTACACCAACTGGGAAGAGATCAGCGCCAAGTTTCCGGGCATCACCGGCGCGCTTGCTGCTGCGTTCGATCTGGTCACAGCATCATTCAGCGCAATCATGCCAGTAGCGCAGGCCGTTGGGGAGTTTGTCGTCGCGCAGATCACTTCCATGGTGGCCGTGGTGGACGCGCTTCTGAACGGTGACTGGGCAGGCGCATGGACAGCGGCAAAGGAATACGTGACGCGCCCGCTGGATGCCGCCGTGGCCTTCGTTGTGGATTTTGCCGCAAACATTTTGCAGACCATCAAGGATCTGGCATCAAACGTCCTAACCGCTGCGAAAGATATCGGCAACAACATCGTTGCGGGCATCACCGGCAGCATCAAGGCCAAGGCCGCGGATATAAAAAACTCCGTGACCAGCTTGGGGGCTGGGATGCTGGATGGATTGAAAAACAAACTTGGCATTCAATCTCCATCGCGTGAGTTCATGAAACTTGGCGTTCACAGCGTAGACGGGTTGATCGTGGGCATGGACCGCCAGACCGGCGCGCTTGTCGAGCAGGTGACACAGACCGGCGAGGCCGCATTGGCGGCAGCAGACCAGACGCTCGCGCAGGGCTTCGGCTCCATGGTCGATTACATGATCGACGGCTTCAAAGGCGGCATGTCCGGGCTTGTGGATATATTCAAGAACACGCTCAAGACGCTTGCGACAACCGCAATCAATAACAAAATCATCATTCCGATGGTCGCGGCACTCACCGGCGGCGGGGCAACAGCAGCGGCAGCAGGGCAGGTAGTGGGCGCAGCGCCCGGTGGCGGCATCCTAAGCGGTTTGGGGAGCCTAGCGGGTGGCAAAGGAATACTTGGGAGCATTGCAGAACAAGGCATTTTCGGCACAACCGGCATTTTCGGCTCTATCGGGTCCAGCATCGGGACCAGCATCAGCGGCATTCTGGGCGGGGCTAACTCTGCCATTGCAACATCGCTGGGTAGCCTTGGCGCTACCCTTGGCTCTATCGTGCCGATCATCGGCATTGCGGCGGCGGCTTTCTCATTCTTCAAAAAGAAAACCGAGGTTCTGGCAGCGGGCATCCGCGTCACGATTACCGACTTGGACGCGGTTATCCAGTCGTTCGAGACGGTCAAAACTACGCGGTTCTGGGGCTTGTCGAAAAAAGTAAGCACTTCGCTTACGGACATGGAAGCCCGCGCAGCAGAGCCTTTCATCGCAGCAATCGACGGCATTGTTGACGGTATCGAAGCGGCTACGGCAAACCTCGGGCTGAACAGCAGCAAACTTGCGACATTTGATTTCACCTTTGACGTGGACACGCGCGGTAAGAGCCAGGAGGAAGTGCAGAAGCTTCTGGAATCCGAAATGCGGATCTTTGCAGACGCGGCTGTTGACACGCTGGTCGGAACCTTCACCGAGGTCATCAAGGATCAAGACCTAATCAACGAACTGACGCAGGCCGTGCAGCAGCAGAGCGACCGCACGCCCTACGGCGGCGGAGCGAAGGGTGCAGAACTAGCAGCAGCGCAGGCCGGTACGGTTGTCGAGCACTTTAGCGAAGTAGGCGAACTGTTTGAGGAACTGCGGAAGGTAGGCGAGGGCACCAGCGATACGCTACAGCG